CCTGGGCGCATCGAGACCGCCATGGAGATTTTGGCGGAAGGCAAACGGAAGGGAAATTGCGTCATCGCCTACAGCGGTGGAAAGGACGGCCTCGCCGCTGCCTTGTTGGCCAAGGATGCCGGTATCAGCCTTGGGGTGTGCGAACTGTCGTTCACCTTTTCCAAGCAGGAATGGGACATTCGTCTCACGGCACAGAGGCTCGGCTTCACCATGATTTGGCGGAATAGCCTGTCCCTGTCCTGGCTGGCACAGCGGCCGCAATACGTGTTCAACCATGACCGCAAGCGGACCAATGAACTGATGCAGTTCCGTCAGAGGAACAGCGTCGAGAGGTTCGCCAAGCACAATCATATCCCGGTGGTCATCACCGGGCGGAAAAGCCAGGGAAATACCGTGGCGAGCGCGGTGCACAAACGGGGAAACGGCACCTGGGGATGCCACCCGCTGCGGTCCTGGGACGAAGCCGACGTGTGGACGTTCCTGCGGGATCGCGGCGTCGCGACACCGTGGGTGTATTCGACGCCTATCGGGATCAGTCAGGGCAATACCGGCTGGCCGTTCTGCCGGGAACGTCCCGACATCCAGGGTAACTGGCGGGTCATCCATGACATCGAACCTTCGGTTGTCGAGGCCGCCGCTTTGGTGGATGTTGTCGGTGCCCGAGACTTTCTGAGGACTGTCTGATGGAAGTGCAAATTATTCCTGTGTCCGAGCTTCGCACCCCGGAGAGGAACGTCCGTATTCATCCCGAGCCACAGTTGGCCGAACTCGCGCGGGCGCTCACCATGTTCGGCCAGACCCGCCCCATCGTGGTCGATGAGAAAAATACCATCCTGATAGGCAACGGCCTGCATTCCGCGATGCAGCGGGTCGGCATGACGCAGGCCAGCGTGTATCGGATGGAAGGACTATCCTCGGCACAAAAGCATCGGCTGATGCTGAGCGACAATAAAATCTACCAGCTTGGCCTCGACGACTACGACAGCATCATGGCGCTGGTGAAGAACATTTCCGAGCAAAGCAACCAACTCGACGTTCCCGGCTTCGATGACGACGTGCTCCGCACCTTGCTGGCCGGCGATGCGGCGGCGACACAGGCGGCACTGGACGCCTTCGGTGTGCTTTCCCCGGAGGAGATCACGGCACGACAGCGGGATGGTGCCGTGGAAGGGGAAATCATTGTCTGTCCCCACTGTGGCCAGAGCTTCACCTACCGGCACGACCGGCGAAAGCGCGGAGATGCCGTGGCATGATGCACTCATCGACGTTCGATTATCTACGGCCCACCGACGCGCAGATGGACCAGATGGCACGGGTCCGAATATTGTTTGCCACCTTTGCCACGGCATTAAATGAGGAGCTTCCCGAGGGACCAGACAAGACCCATGTGCTGCGTCAACTTCGCGATTGTGCCATGTGGTCGAACGTGACCATCACACGCACCGCTGACGGCACTCCGCGCCCATGATGCGGATGAAGGAACTGGCGGTCGATGTGGTAACCGCATCCCGCCAGCGCATCCGGAATATCTTCGGGAATAACCTGCCGGTCTATCTGTCCTTTTCCGGGGGAAAAGACAGTCTCGCCATTGGGCACGTGGTGGAACAGATGGCACTCTCCGGAGAGATCGACGCCAAACGGCTCCGCGTGGTATTTATCGACGAAGAGGCGATCTTTCCCTGTGTCGAGAAGATCGTGCTGGAATGGCGCGACAGGTTCCATGCCCTCGGTGCCACATTCACGTGGTTCTGCTGCGAGGTTGCCCACTACAATTGCCTGAACCTGCTGGAAAAGGACGAAAGCTTCGTCTGTTGGGACCGGTATAAGAAGGACGTATGGGTGCGCCAGCCGCCGGCCTTCGCCGTCAGAAGCCACAGCGTCCTGCCGCCGCGAGAGGAATGGGCCAACCGGGACACCCGAAAGACCTATCAGGAATTCCTTGGCAGGATCGCGGACGGCATTCACATGACCGGCCTACGTGCGGCCGAGAGCATCCAACGCCGCTTCACCCTGGGAATGCTTCCTCCTTCGGGAATGTCGGCCACCCAGCACACCATCGCACCGCTCTATGACTGGACCGACAAAGATGTGTGGCGCTATCTGGGAGCACACCGGATCAGAATTCCCGAAGCCTATTTGTATCTCTATCAGGTTGGGATGCCCAAACATAATCTGCGGATCAGTCAGTTCTTTTCGGTGGACACCGTGCCGCAGTTGTCAAAGGTCGCGGAATTCTATCCCGGTTTGATGGAGCGAATTCTTCTCCGGGAGCCTTCGGCTTATCTCGTCTCGATGTATTGGGACAGCGAGATGTTCAAGCGCCGGTCCACCCAGCGGCGGCGGACCGAACAACAGCATCCCGAGACCGTGGCGGAAGACGGCAGCCAGAGAAAGCGGCTGATGGAGCTGATCTCCAACCCGCCGCCCAGCCTGATCCGGAACCGGGAGGCGCTGTTGAACTATCAGCGTTTTCGTTCCACCGTGCTCAAGTTCGGCAACCTGCTGACCGAGCCGATCTGCCGGGAATGCGTTCAAGCTTTGCTGTCCGGCGATCCCAAAGGCAGAAGCGCCAGGGCGATTATGCTTCGCATCGTGAAAGAGAATGCCGTCAATGTCATCCGAGACAGAAATACCCCCGTTGCTGTGGCCGGTGATGCACCCGATGTTGGTTTCGCGGGAATTGGTGATCCCGAACGACTACAACCCGAATATCGTGCTGCGGAATAATCTGGACCTGCTGCAACGGAGTATTTTGACCAACGGCTGGACCATGCCCATCGTGGTCCGTCCAGACATGACGGTGATCGACGGCTTCCACCGTTGGCTGGTCTCGGGATCAGAGCCGCTTCACTCCCTGCTGCGCGGTCTGGTGCCGGTCGTGGTGGTTGACCACAAGGACGACACCGACAAGAATGTCTACGGCACCATTACCCACAACCGGGCACGCGGGGTGCATCAGCTTGGCCCGATGAAGGCCATCGTGAAAATGCTCATGTCCGGCGGGAAGACCATCCAAGAGATCGGCAAGCAACTCGGCATGCGCCCCGAGGAAGTGTTCCGTCTATCCGACTTCTCCAAGGAAGAGTTTCTGGCTCTGATGAGCGCCGACGGCGAGACTTACTCCCGGCTCTATTCCGGCCAAGGCGACATGAAGAAGGAATTGGAAAATGCCGCCAACGCGCCGTATTCCAAGGCCAAGGTATTCGTGAACCTCTGATGGCACCACGTCCCGCCTATCGTCTGGTCAAACCGGAAGACCGCAAAAAGGTTGGCCGGCCGCGCTATCAGCCGGAGCCAATGCACCGGCAACTGGTGGAAATCCTGATCTCACAGGGCGCCTCTGAGGAAGCGATCTGCCGGGAATTGTCGCGGATGGGGTTGCCGGTCAAACATCGTCCCGCGCTCAGAAAAGCCTTCAAGGAAGAACTGGCGCACGGGAAGGAGCGCCGGGTATTGGCCTACGGCATTAAAATGCACAGCATTGCCATGAGCGACAACGCGGGAAACGTGGCGGCGCTTCGCTTCATGCTCGGCGTCATTGGTGGCCGTATGTGGCAGAATGTGCCGTGGCGCGATCCCGATGAAATGCCCGAGGTTCCCCAGACCAATCAGGAGGTGGTGCACTTCTACATGCCGCCGAACGGCCGCGATCAGCCGGTCGAAGACGAAGACGACGGGCCAATCATCGAGGGCGATCCGCTCTGATGCCCCTGGACATCGGCACATACCTGCCGCCAGGACCGAACGAACGGCACATCAAGCCGCAGGCCGGCCCACAGGAAGCCTTCCTGTCCACCGATGCCGACATTGCGATATTCGGTGGCTCCGCTGGATCAGGGAAGTCCTGGGCGCTGCTGTTGGAGGCGATGCGCTATCCTTCGCACATCCATGGCTTCGACAGCGTGATGTTCCGCAGGAATACCACCGACATAAGAAAGCCCGGTGGCCTGTGGTCCGAAAGCATGAAGCTGTTCCCCTACGCCAAGGGGTATCCAACCAGCCAGAACCTCACGTGGCGCTGGGAGAACGGCGGCTCGGTGAAGCTGTCCCACCTGGAATATGAACACACCGTCCTTGACTGGCACGGCTCTCAGGTGCCCTGCATCTGCTTCGACGAACTGACCACGTTCACCAAATACCAGTTCTTCTATCTGCTATCTCGAAACCGTGGGCTAACCGGCATCCGTCCCTACATCCGGGCAAGCTGCAACGCCGACGCCGGAAGCTGGGTGGCGGAACTGATCCAATGGTGGTGGAACCCGGAAACCGGATACCCAATACCCAACCGGTCGGGTCGGAAAAGATACTTCGTGCGGGGCGGCGACGATCAACTGATCTGGTTTCCGTCCCGTGCCGCCGCCATGAGCGCCACCGGCCAGTCCGCCGAGACCATCAAGAGCCTCACCTTCATCGCCGCCAAGCTGGCCGACAATCCGGCGCTGATGAAGAACGACCCGCAGTATGTCGGCAACCTGATGATGCTTCCCGCCGTCGAGCGGGAGCGGCTGTTGAATGGCAACTGGAAAATACGGCCATCAGCGGGACTGTATTTCAACCGCAGTTGGACCCAGGTTCTAGACATCGCTCCCAGGGTGATCGACGTGTGCCGGGGATGGGACCTCGCCGCCACACCGGAAACACCGGACAACGATCCCGACTGGACCTGTTCGGTGAAGGTCGGAAGGCTATCGGACGGACGGTATTTGGTCATGGACGCCACCGCATTTCGTGGCACACCGGCAGAGGTCGAACGCCGGATGTTCAATACC